TGGAACTCAACTCTATTATGACCAGAGTTGGAGTAAACAGTAAGATCATATTTGCAGGAGATTTTCGTCAAACAGACCTATATAAAAGAGGAGATGTCTCTGGTCTGAAGAAGTTTATGACAATTGCTGATAATATGCCTTCATTTAAAACATTTGAGTTTGATACAGATGATATCGTAAGAAGTGATCTGGTTAGAGAATATTTAGTCGCTAGGATGAAATACGAGGACGAAGTAGCCTAAGGAGATAAGACATGAATAACTGCCAATGTTGTAAGTGTTGTTCTTGCGATTGTTGTTAAATATCGCTTGACATTTGCTTATAAGTATAGTATTATAGCTCATTAATTGTAGGTTTTTAGTATGTTTAATCATGTAACGGGGATTGAGTTCCCCACCTTAGTCCGTGAAAACTTTGAAGGGAAGCGGATGTATAAAACCGAGGGTGGTGATAGATTTCCGTCTGTCACCACCGTTCTCGGCCACAAATCTAAACCCGCTATCAAAGCATGGCGAAAGAAGGTCGGTGCTGAAACTGCGAACAAAATCAGTAAACAGGCATCTGTGCGTGGAACAAAAATTCATTCATTGTGTGAAGATTATGTCAACAATGAAGAACTAGATTTTGACAAATTATCCTTTGTTGAAGTTGATATGTTCAATCAAATGAAACCGTTGATTGATCGAATTGATAACATTCATTGTGTAGAACAGTTTCTATACAGTGAACATCTCCGTCTTGCCGGTCAGGCAGACTGCATTGCTGAGTTTGATGGTAGACTTTCTATCATTGATTTTAAGACATCAGCAAAACTCAAAAAGAAATCATATATCAAGAATTACTTTGCTCAGTGTGCTGCGTATGCAATCATGTTTGAGGAAAGAACTGGTATTCCGATTGATACCTCAGTGATTATTATTGGTGTTCAGGCAGAAGAATCTCAACTTTTTGTCGAAAAACGTGATAATTACACAGAATATCTGCTAGAATGTCGTGATTTATACGAAGAACAGGTATTGACATCTGCTGCCTAGTGTGGTATTATAAATACATAATCGGTCGTTGAAGTGGACTGAAAGGTTGTAGGACGGGAGTGCGATTCTCCCCACCTCCACCATAAGGCCATCCATGATAACTGAACAAGCCATGGGTGGTTTTATGATGGGGGTGAACAGGTTCGACTGCGATTGTATAGGATAAACCGAGACTGATTGACTGGCAAAGCGCCACCTAAAGTAAACGCAAACGATGACGTTTATGCTCTAGCCGCTTAAGGCTAGTGGGGTATGGGCTCCACCTTATTATCCAACGGGCCCCTTACAATAGAAAGGAGAAATCGAATGGATGTCCAAGAGATTTTAACTTATGTAATTGGAAGTTTGTTATTACTAGTCCCAGCGACTAGTGACCCTAGACCACCTCTACAAGAAGTTGTGGTAGAGGCTGAGAAAAGAGTGATTTTGAATAAACAGGATGTTGCTTGTTTATCCAAGAATATTTATTTTGAAGCCCGTGGTGAGGATACTGAGGGACAGATTGCGGTAGCGCATGTCACTTTGAATAGAGTTGAACATAAAAACTTCCCGAATACTATTTGTGAAGTTGTTCATCAAGCAAAAGTATGGGATGGTCATCCTGTCAGATATAAATGCCAGTTTTCTTGGTATTGTGATGGTAAGTCTGATGAGATACACGATTGGCGTTCTTATCATGCAATAACCGAAGTCGCCATGGGGGTGTTGTTGGGTGATATTAAAGATAACACAGGCGGTTCGACATTCTATCATGCAAATTATGTCAAACCAGATTGGTCTAACCACATGGCAGTTGCGGTAATACATGATAAACACATATTCTACAGGATGCGTTAGTGTCAACACATAATTTTATCGTTACTGGTGGATGTGGTTTTATAGGTTCACACCTCACAGAAGCATTGATACTACACGAACAAAATGTTCTTGTTATTGATGATATGAGTAAAGGTAAATACAAGATACCTCACAAAAATGTGTCGTATCTTCATCAAGATGTGGCGGATGTATTTCCTACTGGTCAGTTTGATGCTATATTTCATCTGGCTGCAACTCCACGAGTAAGGATGTCTCAGGAACAACCCCACCAGACAATCAAGAATAATATGAATACCACTCTTACGGTATGTGAGTGGGCTAGACAGTTGCGGATACCTATATTCTTTGCCGCATCGTCTAGCACACAGTTCTCATCTAAGAAGTCAAATCCATATACTTTTAGTAAGAGTATGTCAGAAGACATATTAGAATTGTATTCTAGGCTTTACAAAGTCCACTATCATATGTTATACTTCTATAATGTATACGGGCCACGAGAAGCAGACTACGGAGAATATAGCACCGTGGTAAGAGCTTTCAAAAAATGCGTTGAGAATGATGTTCCCCTCAGAGTATTTGGAAGTGGTAAAAAAGAAAGGGACTTCACTCACATATATGATGTAATTGACGGCATATTGAAACTGTTAAGTGAAAAAAAGAAACCCCAACACATTCATTTGGGTAGGGGTAATCCAACTAGTGTATTAGATGTTGCAAAGGCATTTGGTCACCCTATGGTTCACGAGTTTGATAAGCCGGGCGAAGCTGAAATGACTTATTGTGAGAAACCGTTTTATGATTGTGAATATGATGTTGTTCGATATATCAAAGAATGGAAAGAAGAATTTTTAAGATCAACTGTGGAACAACAATTGAAAGAAGTGGATGAAAAACATGCCAAAATCTGAAAAAGAAAAAGTATCGTCTGATGAGTTCTTGATAACTAATCAACAATTTTCCAGTGCTACAGAGTTCTCTCAGCACATAGAACGCAAAGCAAGTATAGGACAGAATTATATTGATGTCTTGACCGACTACTGTGTTCGTAATGAAGTAGAGATTGAAAGTGTCAAGAAACTATTGACCCCATCGCTCAAGGAGAAGATTGCTGCTGAGGCACAGAACCTAAATCTGTTGAAAGTCAAGGCTGCACCTAAACTGCCGATATGATAGAACCTTTTGAGGTCTACCGTCTTTATCTTGCAATCAAATTACACTTCACAACTAAGAACTATGATATCGTAAAATACCGATTCAAGGTTCGGGTGAAGGAAGAAACTTTTCGCAAACGTAAAGACATGGTATCAATCAAGAAACTTGCTCGGGACTACTCTCGTGACGAGATCATAAACTTCCTTGTTGCCAACTTTGTGTCTGGAGAGAAGTGGGGTGGACTTTTCGATGTCGATGCCGCCAGAAGATATGAAGAATGGCAGAACAGGAAAGTCAAACGAGAATACCAGTTTCAACAGGATGTTGATAGAATAATCCTTGAGATGGAAAAAGAAAACATTATCAATCCATTTGTCGAAAAAAATTCAAAACACCCCTTGACATTTAGGTTGTTCTTTGGTAATATTATTAATATAGAGACAATGACAATATTGGATAAGATATTTGATTTTGTCGATACGAATACAAATGACATACTACTGGAAGACGCTTGTATGTGTATACAGAAGTATCGTCCGTTTGTAAAGGTGACAGACAAAATGATGTCTGTTTCAGACCCACTCAAAAGTGTTATAAATAGGAAGATACATCAATGAGTAAGTCTAATAACTCCAGACGGTCTAACCAGAAGGAGCGTATGCGTAGAGTCGGTGAAGACAAAACACGGCTTGACAAATACAAACACTTGTTGTATGATGAAGATGTATATGATAGTGATGAGTTTCACGAGTCACTAACTGCAAAATCAAAAATACAAAGTAAAATTAAACCCGAATAAATTGCAAATAAAGGAGCATAATATGTCTGCAAATTCTCTCTCTGAACTCCGTAAGAGTCGTGGCAACTTTGATACTTTGCTTAAGCAAGTAGAGAAGATGTCAACCACCACTACAGAATCCAATGATACCGGCAAAGAGTGGAAACTCTCTGTTGATAAGGCTGGAAATGGTTCTGCCGTAATTCGTTTCCTTCCCCCTTCCAAGGGTGAGGAGTCTTATTGGGTGCGTCTTTGGACACACGGTTTCCAAGGCCCCACTGGTAAGTGGTATATCGAAAACTCTCTTACTACTCTGAACCAACCTGATCCCGTTTCGGAACTGAACACTCAGCTCTGGAATACAGGTGCGGATGCTGATAAGGAGACTGCTCGTAAACAGAAGCGCCGTCTTTCTTATTACTCTAACATTCTTGTTGTGAGTGATCCTGCCAACCCAGAAAACGAAGGTAAAGTTTTCTTGTATCGGTATGGTCAGAAAATCTTTGAAATGATTCAAGATGTAATCAAACCAGAACTGCCAACAGAAGACCCGATCAATCCGTTTGATCCGTGGGAAGGTGTTGACTTTGCACTGGTTGCTAGGAATGTCGCTGGTTATCGTAACTACGACAAGTCTAAGTTTGGTTCCAAGGTTCGTCCTATCGCCGACTCAGATGAAGCGATTGATGAACTCTGGGGGCAACAACAGTCCCTTAATGAGATCGTTGATCCTAGTCAGTTCAAATCTTATGATGAACTCAAAGCAAAACTTGAAATGGTTTTGAAGGGCAGTGTTGCGGCGTCAATGCCTGCTGCTGCTCAAACTGGTGATGTCGAGGATGATATCTTTATCAACGAGTCTACTGCAACTCCCGAAGTTTCAGCGGATTCTGGAGATGACGAAGATGCAATGTCTTACTTCTCCCGACTTGCTGATGACTAAAATATTTTAGTCTTTAGAGAGGGCGCCATAAATAGTGGCGCCCTTTTTTTATCTATAATATGATTCATGCAAGGTTTAATTTTTGGCGGACAGCTTGAGGACTTGGGATTAGAATTTGATCCCTCGTTAGTCAGTATTCGTAGGTCATCTGGTGGACACAAAATCGCCACGTTCCTCAGAAGACACGGTTACGATATTGATGTCGTTGACTATGTTCACAGGTGGAGCATAGAACAACTTAAAGCATTCATTGAATATAAGGTCACCGATGACTGTCTATTCTTTGGATTTGGTTCCACGTTCTTTCTAAACACACCCACTGTTCTTGAATTAGTAAAATGGTTGAAGGAACGGTATCCACATATACCCCTTGTTGCAGGCAGTCAGAACCACTCCATGATGGAATTACAAATGGATTGGTATATCTACGGGTATGGAGAAAATGCCATACTTGCCTTGTTAGATCATTTCAAGGGTGGGCCAGAACCTATCCACAGTGGCAGAATGATAAACTGCTACGTCAACTACAAATCTTTTCCACAAGACGATCTTACAGTATCCTACCGTGATGATGACTTCATACAACCAAGAGAAATACTGTTACTAGAGTTTGCTCGTGGGTGTAAGTTCAAATGTAAGTTCTGTAGTTTCCCTGTCCTTGGAGTCAAAGGTGATTACTCACGCACCGCACAGAGCGTCTATGATGAGATGTTGCGTAATTACGACAAGTGGGGAACAGAACATTATATTGTCCTAGATGAAACGTTCAATGATAGTAGCGAGAAGATTGAGAAGTTTGCCAGTGTCATAGAGAAACTGCCATTCACACCAAAGATGACGGCGTATATTCGTGCAGACTTGATTACTACCAGAAAAAGAGATTGGGACAATCTGATCAAAATGGGTATCACCTCACACTTTTATGGTGTCGAGTCGTTGAACCACAAGTCTGCCAAGTCTATCGGCAAGGGTATGGACAGCGGTAGGATCAAAGAAGGATTGTTG